GCGGGCGGCAATTCGCTTTGTCGAACAGTACTGCCAAATGTCGCTTTTGGGCGCTACGGTAGTGGAAACTTACCGGAGTTTTCCGGATGATGACCAACCATTTAATTTGACCTACGCGCCATTTAGCGCGCTCACGTCGATTGGGTATTCTATCAGTACAAATCCGGCGACGTTCACCAATTTGGCGTCGAGCGAATATGTTATTGAGAAGCATACGCAAAGCCAAAGGGGAGTAGTTGTTCCCGTCGATGGATGGAACGCAACCGCAGAGCCATTCCAGGTTAAAGTCACGTACTCGACTGGATACACGAACGCGGCGGCGGTTCCTGCTAACTTGAAAATAGCAGTATTTTTGATTTTAGCGGACATTTACGAAAATCGCACCGATTCACCGTCGGACGCTGTTATACGCGCATCAGAGCGCTTTATGTCACCCTATACTCGATTTGTGGTATGATGCGCAACAAAAAAGAAACTATTGGTAAATTAGACCGCCAAATAACAATCCAACGACGAGCGCTTGTCGAAAACGCGACCGGAGAAAGAGTAGAAACGTGGTCAAATTTGCTAACTGTTTGGGCGGCTGTTATGTATCCAAAATCGGGAGTTCGCGAAGATGTCACAGAAGGCGCAGTCTATGCAACCAATCGAGCAAACTTCGAGATTCGTAAAACGGACGTAACGGTGATTGATCGGATTGTTTATAACGGTGACAACTGGGACATAATCCGTATATCCGAGCAAGGCAGAAACGATCGTTTAATCCTTGAAACACAAGTCACAGAATGAACGAACAATTAGCAAAGGAAGTTGAGGAGCTGTTAAAAGAATTTAGGCAGATAGCGCGCAATGCCAAGCGCGGAACAAGCGCCATTTTAACCAAATCGGCCAAACCGGTAGTAGCAGCTCTTTACCGAGCAGCACCACACGGCCGCAAAGTTCACAAACGGTACAGCACTGCAAAACTCGTTAAGAGTATGCGCGCGCCAAAGGGCAGAGGCAATGTAGTAGCGACCTATTATCCTGGCAACCTCGCTGCGTCGTTTGACGTGCTACGGTTTAGGCAAAGCAAGTACGCCGTTTTTGTCGGCGCTAAATTAGCAAAGGGAACCGCTCAGGGCGTTTTTGGGCCATTTGGCAAAACGGACGGATACTACGCGCACATGATCGAGAAAGGCACGCGCCACACACCGCCAAGACCTTTTATTTTGCCTACTTGGATAATGATGAAGGAGCGCACTCAAAAAACGATTATAGAGGGCTTAAAAGCCAAAATCAAACGCCTAAAAAAAGTACAATGAACGTTCAAGGCCCTATTCGAAAAATAATAGCAGACAACACCGATGCGTTCGCCATCTTTGGTACGCGCGTTTATCCGGTAGTCGCGCCGCAAAACGCGGCCCTTCCTTTTGCTGTTGTTACGGTAGTAGGCTCTAATCCAGCGCATAATAAAAGCGCAGCAAGTTGGGTAGATAACGTTTTAACGGAGGTTGCAATTTGGGGGACGACATTTGACGAAGCGCGCCAAGCGGAGGAGGCGTTTAGGCAGGCAATAGACTTTTTTCGGCGCGATGTTACATTCCAACTCGAATTAACAAGCATTGACGGCATTAGGTACGAACAAGTCCGTCAAATTTACGACAACGATTCGGGCTACCATTGCCACATTGCACAATATACAATCCGAGTCAATCGGCAAAATGCAGTTGGTCCGCCGTTGCCCGTTTACGGTCGTTTTTTCACTCACGATGCCGACGCGCTCGCGGCCGGTATGCAATCGGGCGATCTTTACTTTTTATCAATTAACAACTACTATGGACTCCCTTACGGGGTCGTTAAAATGATAGAATAATGATAGTTAATCCGGACGGCCCACTTCCATCAATCAAAGTACGCTTTTTTGATTCGGACGCCGACGCGCTCGCATCGGGTTTAAATGTTGGCGACCTTTACTTTTTGACCGCAAATAATTTTTACGGCCTACCTTACGGAATTTTAAAAATTGTATTTGGATGAGATATATATTAATAATTGCCGCGCTTTTTTGCACTTTACCGCAAATTTTCGCACAAAATAACATTACATACGGCGCCGGCATCAGCTATACGAATGGCGCTCCCAGCTTTACACCTCCCGCGCGCACTTCGCGAGTAGCTATCGACACCATAACAGGCAAATGGTACCACTTCAATACTCCCGGAGGATGGCAGCTACTTGGCAATACGATTGAGGAAATTGCAGGATGCAGCGCACCGGCCTACACTCCAACAAAAGGCGATAGTAAGGTAGTAATTAATAACTGCACCGCTCCGGAGTTGTATTACTGGACTGGCTCCGCTTGGGTTTGGATAAACGAAGGGACAACCTATTACGCAGGTGAAGGCATCCGGATTCAAAATGATAGCATCATACTTGACAGTCTTTACTACTTGCAATTTCGCACAGGCAGCAACACCGATTTAGATGCGGGCCGTGTTAGTTGGAACGCACAGGAGGGAACCTTAGACGTTGTAATAAATTCGGGCAACGTGACCGGGCAGTTTTTTGAGGATGTTTTTTTCAATTGTAAAAATCAAACAGGCTCAACGATTACGCGCGGTACAGTAGTAATGGCCGTTGGTACTTTGGGTCTTTCGGGCCGCATCTTGATAGCTCCTGCCATTGCAGATGGATCTGTAAACAGTGAGTATATTTTAGGTACGGCAGCTCAGGACATTGCAAACGGTGCGGATGGGCTAGTTTATCACTTTGGCAAAGATCGAGGACTAAATACAACCGGTGCGAGCTGCGGTGAAACGTGGGCAGATCGTGACGTACTTTATTGCAGCGCAACGACTGCGGGATGCCTTACGAAAGTAATACCAACAGCGCCTAACTTAAAAGTTCCTATTGCTATTGTAATTAATGCAGGAAGCAATGGAACTATATTTGTAAGACCTTCGCACTTTCCTGACCTTAATCAAATAAACGATGTACAACTAACAAGCCCGACCACAGGACAAACGCTAATTTACAACAGCGTAACAGGCGTTTGGTCAAATCAAACCCCAGCCGATCCAAGCGCTACCAACGAGCTGCAAACATTATCAGTAGCAACTAACACAGCTACACTTTCAAACGGTGGAGGGTCTGTAACTATTGCAGGTGGTGGAATTAATACTGTAAGCACAGCAGGCACTACCATTACAGTAACAGGAACGGAGGTGGATGGATCGGTAAGCAACGAGTTGCAAACATTATCGACCGGAACCAATACTTTAACTTTGTCGAATGGGGGCGGTACTGTTACGGTTGATACTGATCCGACAAGCGACGTGACAGGCAGCGGAACAAGCGGTAGAGTAGCTTTTTGGACAGGGGCGCAAACACAATCAAGTAATGCAAACCTTGTATGGGATAATATTAACAGTAGGCTCGGAATCAGAAGAGCAGCTCCATCTTTTATTTTGGATATTAATGGCGGCGGTAGATTTATTGGAGGATCTGCGGAAAACGGTGTTAGGATTGACGGTAGCGCAAATTCAATTTTTCGTCTAACCGCTGGTACTGGCGGTGCTTTTTTTACCCATAATTACCAAATATTTAGCCCTGCTTCACAAGACGATACTTCAATACCTTCGTGGCTCTTTTTTTTTGGTGGCACATCTGATGTTTTTGATTTTAGAAGAGGCCCAGCAGGTAGCACTACACTAACAACTTTACTTCGTTTAAATGGGTCTGGCGATTTAGGTTTGAATCAAACATCACCAGCAGCCCGCCTTCACGTAGTCGGCTCCGGCTCCACCTCTTCCACTTGGACAGCGCAATTCCACAACAGCGCGGGCAACAACAATGCGTTAATGATTCGCGATGATGGGAATATTGGAGTAAGAACTAACGCACCAACAGACCTACTCGACATTAATGGCGCTAACGGCTACTCACAACTACGCCTCCGGACAGCCTACACACCAACAGGAACAGCCGACGCAAATGGCAACACTGGCGACGTTTCTTGGGATGCAAATTACATTTATATTAAAACCGCAGCGGGCTGGAAGCGCAGCGCACTATCAACTTTCTAAATAATTAAGACAATGAGAAATACACTAATATTTACCCTACTCCTAACAGCGCTCCAAATGCAAGCGCAAACAATAATTACAGATACCACGTTCATTACGCCAACTGCGCAGGGCCTATACCTTACGCATTTGACGATTGACGACACCGGCAAACGCACACAAACAGACGTACCTATCACGGACACCGTACAACAAGTGCAAGCGCTCAGGCAGTTGTCAAGTCAGGAAATAGGCAGGCGGGTAGCAGATATGCGGGTGGTGCAAAAATACAGGGCTGAAATTGGAGGGATGATCCGAGATGGCAACCAAATAGAGCAGGCCTACGGTGTAATTTTGTTCGATACAACAGGACAAAAGGATTTAACGCTGCAAACGTGGGCGCTTAAAGGATACACCCAACAGGCGACTATATTTTTTCGCATAGTTAAAGTGCAAGGATTAGACCGTTTGCAATGGTCGTTCACAAAGGCAGCAGGTACTTGGAAGCGGGCCTATTATTCACCCGGCTACCTTCGCCTAACGGAATGGGACTCGGAAGGGTTTATTGAGTTTTTCCAAAATGGAAACAACTGGTATTCACTTGGTACGGATTATGTGATCCGGCCCGCAACAGTGTTAAAGCGATGATAGAATTTTTAAAGTACGCGCTTTTTGGAATTTTTGCCGGTTTTGGATTTATGGCCGGCATGGTTTGCTTCACGTGGATTGAGGATAATTTTAAGCGACCGAAAAAAAGATTTTAAGACAAATACCCAAATAAACAAATGCAACAACTATACGACCTCTTCGCCGCAAAGCTAAAAGATCAAGGACTTTCAGTAATTTTTTTCGTTGGCTCTACTTGGTTCTTTTTCAACATGTGGGGATCGACTGAAAAAAAGTTGGAATCTAAAATCGAAGACTTAAACGCGCTTTTGGTTAATTGCGATCGAGAGCGTAAAGATTTGG